TTATCCGAGAGTATTTTTGAATGAACCTGTTAAAACTCCGGAAACACTAGGTTATTTTGAACCAACTCAATACCAACCCACAATATTCAACCTTGAACCGGTTAGATCATTTAACTTAAAAATGATCGATAGAATAGAAAGTGAAGATGCTATTCAAAAAATGGAACTGGATAACACTATTTATACATTCAGATGCGTAATTGCAAAGATGAACTGCAATTATAGTGATGGAATAAATGTATATCCTGGTATTAAAAATCTCTTTTGGGCACATCGATTTGATGTTCTTCCTCAAAATAAAGCTAATCGATTAGTTGTTAACGGTCTAAATATGGAGACATTGAGAAATACTTTGTTCAAAGAAATACGTGATAATCCCCAATCTGAAATTTCAGATTTTGATATCACAAGAAAAGTTTTTATTGACTATGTCACGAAATTAGAAAAAATGCTCGATGACGTTTTTGCAAATAAATTCCATTTGTACAACAGATTCATCGAACAAAATATTCAAGATGATCAAGTTCAAAATGATCAAGTTCAAAATGATCAAGTTCAAAATGAACAAAATGTTCAGGATTGTTAAAACCTAATAATTTAATTTATAAAAACATTGAATTCATAAATGATTAGTTAAATAACAAATTAACCAATCAAAAAACCTATTTTACTATATATAACTAACATAATCAATACAATTAAAATGAATGAACTCGATGCGATCGTAAACAAATTAAAAAATAGAATACCAATGTTTATCGTAATTGTATATTCCGTAACAATAACTCACATTATAAATACACCAAATACAATAAATACAAATAATTATTCATTTGATATTTCTGAAAATCCATCAAGCAATTTTAACAAATTTTATTTTCAAATATACTATACATTAATGTGTTTATTATGTATCTTTTGGGATATGTGGCATGCAATGCGTGCCTACCATGATAAAAAACCTGATTCGGAAAATATGTTTAACTGTATATTATTTTGTATTTTCTCTCAATTAATAACATTACCGTTATTTGTTGTAATAACTAGTATATCCACATTAGGATTTCCTCTTGTTGTATTATTCAATATGAGTAAAAATAATATATTACTTTTTTACGGTATTACAATTCCATATGTATATTTACTAAATATTATTGAACGATACTATTGGAGAGAAATATATGATGATTTCATCACTTTGGAAAAAAATGATGATATTTCTACTAATTCAAATAATGATCATGAAAAATCTCATGAACAATCTCATGAACAATCTCATGAACAATCTCATGAACAATCTCATGAACAATCTCATGAACAATCTCATGAACAATCTCATGAACAATCACACGATTAAAATAAGCAGAACGTTATTCAGAATTGATAAATTAAATCAAACAAGTTCGTACTCACTACTAGAACTCTTTGGCGTATCGGAACTATTCGCACTATGCGAACCAGAACTAGTTGATTCACAATCGTCGTAATCTAACATCACTTTAATATCATTTTTCCAATCTTCAGTATCCAGTTCCATATCTTTATTTATAATTTGTGTTTCGTTATCAACCAAAATTTCTGCATTAATTTTTTCTATCATATCACTATTAATTATTTCCTGAGCCATCTCATCAACAGTTTCGTCTATTATTTTATCAATTAATTCAACAGCAAATTGTTTTATTGTTACATTTGAATTATTAACACCATCATTATTGTTATCATTATTAAAATCCTCCATACTCTCCATGGATGTAAAGAGAGGTTCTGATTCCAATTGATTTTTTTTATCAATTAATACAATTGAATTAATCGGTGTAATCATATCAGATGAACTAGCTGGACTAATAACAATAATATGTTCTTGACTGATTTTTTGTATCATTTCTTCAATAACTGATTCTGTGTCACTATTTAAATCATAAAGAGATTCGGTTGACATTTCGTTTGCTGGAACCATTTCTATTATATTATCTGATGTATTCATTTTACATGATCGTATAGCTGGATATAACTCTATTTGATTGAGTTCATTCACTTGACTTTGACCAAAACACAAACATACAGATTGCGCCCAGTCAACTAAAACATTCAAATTAGGCCAAATAGGAATATATTTTTTAATTTTATCCATATCAAAAAAATCTGTAATTTTGTTCATTATATCGTTATTATTATTTATATTACTCATAATAAATATACTAAATTCATCATATTATTTTAATAATAATAAATCAATTTTATTGAATAATTTTATGAATAAAATTGATTTTTAAAGATAATTAATATTAGTATCGTATTAACATAAAATTATATTTACACAATGGAACAAACAACTCCAACTAAATTGATTGAACCAATTGATCTGGTTGATCCAGTTGATCCAACTAAACAACCCGAACAAAATCCTGATACGGTATCTAAAAAGACAACTGTAATTGAAGATATAGGTGATATTTGGGCTGATGTTCTGGATTGCATTGACCGCAACAATTCAACAAATACAAATCTTGTGAAATCAGAAATGGTTAGTAATTCCGGTGACATATTTGATGAAGTGCTACACTATCATGAACCGGTCAGAAAAGACGAAACTAATACTTCCAAGACAGTGCCTTCAACGAATATTACACAAAATACTAAATTAAATACAAATAAAAAAAATAAACATAAGTTCACAAAATTAAAAATATAAAAAGTTGATTGTTTATTTAATTGTATTAATATCATTTTATTTATTGATTATAATAAAAATAGATACATCGATATGAAATTTTATAATTTATTTAAAGAATACAATGAAAAATATAAATTTAGGAAAGGTATTGAAGGAAATAAATATAATGATATTAAAAATATTTTAAAAATTATATTAAAATATTCTATAAAAAATGAGAATTTTATTAGAAAATATATGCGTGGTGAGTATGATTTCACAAATGAACAATATGATTTAATCGACCAAACTATTATAGATATTGTAGAACATAGGTCATTGGCTGATGTGGGGAGATTACACGATTTCATTTCGACCATACCCTATGATAAGGTCGAACGAAAATCATTAATTAGATATTGTTATTTGCATTATATTTCACATTTCTCTCACAATAGATATCGCGATTCAGACATTAGTTACCATAAAGCAGTGTACAATAAAAATAATTCACTTATTAATTTTCAAAAATCTTGTTTCGTCCCAATCAAAGGGAAAATAGGAAACTATGATAATTATTACATTGAATATGTTGATGAATGTTTCAAAAATTTTAAACAATCCGCGTCTTTGACTGATGATGAATTTGTTGTTTGTGATGATTTTTTTGTACTAGTATTATGGTCAGGAGATGACAAACTAATAGACAATATTCTTGATAAATATTGTGAATATGGTTTGGAATTTACTGTAGAAATGTTGGAGTCTATTTTATTTTGTGATGTGACACTACAAAAAAATATTAATAATAAAAAAAAAATTGTTTCAAGAATAATTCAAGAATTAGAAAAAAATACATCATCCGATATAATAATTTCATCAATAATAAAAACATGTGTCTTATTGCCAGAAACAATGAATTATGTAAATTATATTCAAAACCCTTACATCATAAAATGTAATGAATTTGTTGATTTTATTTTAAGGACAAGAAAATACAATCTATCACGACAAATTGATCATGAATGTTTTTATAAATTTGTCTCACTAATTAATCCTGCTGACATTGTCAATAATATCGATCTTTTTGCAATATTATCTACTGATAGAGAACTATTTCAGACGTATATTAAACAAATTAATGATCAATTTATAAATATGGAAACGTTATATAAAGTATGTGAAATGGGCCCAAATAATCATATACTGAACGAGTTATTATCGCATAAATTAATTCCTGACAAAAAATGTTTCGAATTATTATGTCAGTCCGGTTATGCCAATTTTAATCATACTATTAAAATACTGGTCAGTCACGGTTTTGTCATTGATCTTGATTGTGTGGAATATGCATTAAAATATGAAGAAGAAATAGATGATCTGGAAATGTTCAACATAAAATATAACGACGAATTATTCAAAATATGCGATAAATTAGAATATTATCCTAAAAAATATATCAGTCAAATTGATAAGGATTATGTTAAAATGGTTGAGGCATTTAAGAAGGAACCAACTAATAAAATTGATGCTTTTATAAATAAAAAAAAACTCGTACCAACAAATTATTGTTTTGAAGTTGCAATTAATAAAAATAAAAATGATGATATTATCAATTATATTATAAAATTAGGTTACAACCCTAGTATGTCAGACATTGTATTGATTGATGATAAACAAAAGAGAACACATATTTATGATCACTTTTTTAACGAAAACATAAAAAATATAAATTTAAAAGGTAAAAAAATAATGACATTAGAATAAAAAAGTCATAGATCATTTTTATCTTCAAAGTCATCATTAAACATATTTTCAATAATGGTAAAATCATCATCCCCTAAAGATTCATCAATAATAATATCATATTCCTCATCATCAAATTTATCTAAACTATCTAAATTATCTGGATCGATCTCATTAAATGTAACCATTTCATGTGATTCTATATGTGACTCAAAATCTATATGTCTTAAAATATAAGTTACGCGCCAAATAATGATTTGTTCTATTTTTTCTATAGAATTAAATTGATCAATATATCCCATAAATATTATCTATTATTTATTTATTTATTAAATTATTTGATATTATAATTTTAATACTAATTTAAATTAAATTAATTTAATTCACATTTTTTTATGCTATTTATATTTTTTTGATGGTAAAATGTTATGTATGGTATATGTTGTATTTATAACATTGTTAGATGTTATAATACCCCTTTCAATTGAATCTTTAGATTCGTTCTTAGCAAATGTATCTTGCATAAAAATCTTATGTATTGTATAATCATCTTGATCAAAACTAGTTGTGATAAAATATTCAAAAATCATTCCCTTATCAGTCAAATATTTTAATATTTTTTCCATAAATCCCGGTTTTAATTTCAATTTATTTTGAATTTGTTCAGCAGATAATTTATTTTCTTTTTCATCATCACTATCTTCATATTTGAAATTATCTATTGATCTATCGGATCCTTTAACTATATATCTCTTTTTTTTAAATTCGTATGTATTTTTATAAACTGTTATAAATTCAATATATGATAATTGTGTATCTGGATGCAAAATTAGCAATCTTTGTACAAAAGACTTTTCTGAAATTAATTTATCATCATCGTAAATATGTAAATGTTTCAAAGTTTCAACACTATTTATAAAATCCTCATGAACTGATTCCATTATTGTATTGACATAATTTTCATTAATCGTTTTAATATCAGAATCAGGATTAAATTTTCTTTCTGTTTTAACATTCAAATAGTCTTTATCGAGTTCTAACTTTTCAAATAGTAAATTATACACTTCTTGGTCTTGGTCTTGGTTATTGTTTACATTTTCTTGTTCTGTCGACGTCATTTATTGTTCAATATTGTATAATAATATTTAGTGTTGTCTTGTGAAATATTATATTACACAATAATACATTTAATTGAAATATCAATTTTAATTTATTGGAAAAATTGATTAATTAAAAGTTTTAATCATGCAATATAAATCAATACATCATAGTTACTATGAATCAAGACTACGATTATCTTATTAAGGCTGTTGTGATCGGCGACTCTGGAGTTGGTAAATCATGTCTCATTATGAGATACTGTGATGCTTGTTATGCCGATTCATATATTTCTACAATTGGTGTTGACTTTAAAATTCGTTCATTCGAACTCGATGGAAAAACTATTAAATTTCAAGTGTGGGATACAGCCGGTCAAGAACGGTTTAGAACTATTACAACTTCTTATTATCGTGGAGCTCACTGTATTATGTTCGTGTTTGATATCACAAATCGAGAAACATTTGATAATGTACAAAAAATATGGTATGATGAGGTCAAACGGATTATTGGTGATAAAGAAATTTCCACTATTTTAATTGGAACAAAATCTGATTTGGAAGTTAAGCGTGCTGTTTCATTCACTGAGGCTACTGAACTTGCTAAAAATCACGGAATGAAATACATTGAAACAAGTGCAAAAATAGAAAAAAATGTTGACGAAGCTTTTTTGGATATGGCTTCTAGTACAGTTGATAGACTCAAACGAAAACCACTAGTTCCTCCTAATAAAATAGATCATCCGATTGTTATCGGACGCAAAGTTAAACCAGTTAAGGAAGGATGTTGTTAATTTATTTTTTAAATTTTTTATTGGTGGTAAAATATTGATAATAATAATATTAATATTAAAATAATAATAAAAAAAGGAATATATAAGAATATGCTAATATTATATAGATAATGGACAATGTTATATCTGAAAATACACTCATTGTATATATTGATAGCGTGACCGATGATATTAAATCGAGTAATAAGCAAGAATTAATTAATATAATAAATGAATTCACGATTGTGTTCCCAATTGATAATTATATAAATGAAATATTAGATTCGTATGATTATAAATCTCTAACAAGAGCGATAATCGAACAATTTAAATTGGATTACAATAGATCTAATATAATATATGACAACGAAAAACATGGAATGGATGATTTTTTGACTAAAATTGAGTTTATGAAAACTGTTGATTTCGTATATGAATACAAAAAAAGGGTTAAACAAAAACGATATATGACACAGTTCGTAAATTTGTATTATCTAACATTAGTTTTATGTACGCAAGCTTCATTTTACCATCCCTTTAAAATCTTATTTCAATTGTATACTGATATAGACAAAAATATACATGTTGTGAATAGTAATGATAAACATAAGGTAATTATAAAAAGTAGTAAAAAATCTATTGAATTCATGATTAATAAGTCACTTAATTACATAAATATTTCGAATGAAAAAATAATGAAAAAAATTAATGTTACACTTACTTTTTGCATAAATTATGAAAAAAATATAGAAGATGAAAATGGTGCGATAGAATGGAAAATGCAATAATTTTATGTTAAAAAACTAATGTTGACAAACATTTGTGATCATCGGGGAATCTATGTTTGAGGCACACGACACAACTACATTTAGAACATTTATAGGGAATTGGTTGTTTTGTTTTACATGTTATACATTTTTTATATGGATTTAAATTTACTTTTATTTCTTTTATTATATTATCTTTTTTAACGGGGCATTGATGATTATCGTATTTCATATGATCGAGACAAAATATTTGATTACATCTGTTACACTTGAACGGCAAGAAATCTAATTGTCCGCATTGTTTAACACTACATTGGCTTCCTAGATCTGGAAACTCCATTTATATGCGCCTTAATATAAAAGTAACAGAAAATAATTCTATTATTGGTATACAATGTTATATTCATTTTTTTATAAAATTGAATATATATCAATCAATACGTTCAATTGTTTCATTTGTATATTTGTATGTTTGTTTATTTTAATTAAAGTAAAAATTATGGAATATGATTTAAATACAGAAAAATTATTGATCGAAGTAAATGAACTGCAAAACGAATTAATTGGAACTCCCAGAAACGAACAGAAAGAGAAAAAGAAAATATATTATAATAAAAGTCTTCAAGTACTTGAAAAAATACATAATAAATTGATGATAAATATAAATCCTAATATGCTCAAAAATAAGTTAATCAAACAATATATTAATGGAATTTCTCATAAATTTGCAAAAATAGTTGGAGCGTATTGTGAATGTCAAGTACATGAAACTGTCAAGTTAAAGCATTTTTCAAAAGATGAATTGGTAGAGATTGATGTGAAGATAGCACCTCTTATTAAAGAACTATGGAGACTAAAAATTAATACGGAAAATTCTTGTGAAAATAATGTTCCTATTGGTTTTGTATGGATCCAGTTTTCTACTTCGGATGATATGAAAAGATTTTTTGATATTGCTATTAAAAATAATAAATTGTACAATAAAATAAGAATAAATTTTTGTTGTGATAATTTTAGTGAAAATTGGGTTCCGAGTATTTCAGTGACTGTTGATGACGACAAGACTATAATAACTTACCATGTTCGTTTTCCGGCATTAGATTTAGATTTATTGACGGAAACATTTAGGAATCATAAGGATTAATTTATTATGATTTAAGACATAAGTTGACATCACGAATAAATAATTTTAATCAAAAAATTGATATTTATACTAATATTAATAATAATAAATATCACCAATAAAATAATTAAAAATAACAATAAAATGGAGGTCTATGAATTATTGAAAAAATACGATGAAAAATACAGATTATTTAATTTTACAAATTGCAATGATGTAAAACAAGATATTAATAATATTTATAAGTATTTGACTCATAGAAACTACGGAAACTTTTTTCATAATTATATAGGAAATAAATATGATTTAATATTTAATGTTGAACAAAAACAACTTATTGATAAAGTAATAATAGATATTTCGCATAATGTAACAGGAAAAGAAATAACTGATTTATGTTGGAAATTAATGTTCGGTGATAACGATAAAGATATTGTAAATAAATCACTGTTTACCTATTGTTATATACAATATGTTAACAGCAAATATAAATCTAAACACCTTCGTTATTATGGACTTACAAATTTATTATATAAAAAAGATGGAAAACTTATTGAATTCGAAAAAATGTTACTTGAGGATTATGAAACAAATGAAACGATGAATTCTTCTCTCAAAACGTTAATGGATGCTAATGTTTTTATTCATGATGATTTTTTTGTTGTTTTAGTACAAAATTCTTGGGTGTGTCAAGATGTATTGGATTTATACAAACAATATAAATACAAATATAATATTGAAATGTTTAAAAATCTTTTATCAATAGTTGCAGATAATAGAGACATTATAAATAATAAAGTTAAAATTATTAAAACAATGATCGATGAGTTACAACATATAATGAATCCAAATATATTAATATCAGTAATATTGAATTGCCAAGCATGTAACAGAGTAGAAACAGATATGTATTTAGAGTTTATAACACAGCCATATATAATTAAATGTGCTGATTTTATAAATTTTATTATGAAAAATCGGAGAGTATGTTTAGTTTCTGGATTAAATTATATTAGTATGGAAAAAATGTTATCATTGATTGATAAAAAAGATTTGAATGATAATGAAAAAGAAATATTTCCCATAATATGTATTAACAAAATTTTGTTTGACAAATATGCAAAACAAATTGATAACATAAATTCATTGATTGATCAGAATATGTTATATAAAATATGTGAATTTGGAACTGATAGTAATGTATTAGATATTTTATTGTCGTACAAATTGACGCCGGATATGAAATGCTTCGAATTGTTGTGTCAATCGAGTTATAAAGACGAATTTAATAATATTGTGAAAGTGCTTGTTAATTATGGATTTCATATAAATGTTAATGTTGTTGATTGTGCATTAAAATATGATAAAATAATTGATGATCTTGAAGTGTACGATATAAAATATGATATTGAATTATTCAAGTTATGTATAACACATTCGTATATTCCTTGCGAATATTTAACAAAAATGGATCAAAATTATATTAAATTAATTATATTGTTCAAAGAGGCACCTCGTGAAATAATTGATATGTATATTAAATAAAATGATCAAATTGCAGATAATTATTGTTTTGAAACAGCAATGAAACATAATTATAATGAAGGTATTATTGATTATGTTATTAGTTTAGGTTATAAACCTGACATTTCGGAGATCATTTGTATAGACAATAAACAACGTAGAGAGTATTTATATAATTATTTTTATGGAAAGAAAAAACCTATCATAGCAATATCATAATATATTTTTAATTTATAAATATCATAATGTTAAATAGTCTGTATATATGTTCACTTATTGAATAAATATTATATAATCAGGCGTTGATTATGATGCTTAGAACATTTAATGTAATATTGCCGGATTGTATGATTGAATGAGTTATAAGCATCGATATTTACGCCCGAAATCATATAATAAAATAATAATAAAAAATTTATGATACAGCTTAAAAATGCATTGCAATATATTAAAATAACAATAAATATAAAAAGAAATGACACAAGAAAAAGAATTAAACGATTGGTCAGATGCAGAAACATTCAAAGAATTATGTAAATTAATGAAAAAATGTATTGACAAAGAAATAGATATATTTATAGGATTTGATGATGAAATTGAAGACGAAAATGAACACAGTCATATTGATATTGATAGTGTAAAATATTTACTCGATAATAATTTTTTAGTTACAACATCGCAACCCGGATTGAATATTATAGATAAAAATGTTATTGTGCATGAAAATATGTTTGATATAAATGAAAATCCATGTTTTGATCAGTGGTTTGAAAAAATAGCTAAAGATAATAATCCTAATAATGATATAATATATGGACAACGGTTTTATATAAGAGGTATTATGAAAACAAGTGATATACAAAATAAATTATATCAATTTAATGATTATATAACAATTGTGCATCCATTTAATTGTAAAGATGAAAATCTTACATGTAGTTATAATTATAATGTTAAAATAGATAAACCCTATCTATTAATTCCAGATAATGAATATATGCACGATATGTTTGATTATGATAATGAAATAAAATTATATTTATTAGATTTATCAGCACATGCGAATAATAAAGTAATGGAAAAAAAGAAATTGATACATTTTGATGTCGAAAATAAGCGTGTATATTGGTTATTTGAAAGAATATTAGATTTAGATGATGGTTTTAAGGATGATTTAAAAGATGAATTATATAATGAATATTCTTGTGTGACTTTTATCAGTCAGGAATATGATAATAAAAAATCATATGATAACTTTATTAATATATTTAGTTGCGATCCGAATGATGTTTCTAAAAGAAATATATATAAATATAACTCCGCATGAAATATATATTGATAATTTTAATGATAAACACGATTTTATCAATGAATTAAAGAGATTGTTATTAAAAGAACAAATAGTTAAAAATAAAATGAGAGAATTAGATGAAGAAAACATGGAATAATATAATTAAATATTTTCTATTAAAATTGATTTATTAAATATTAATCATTAAACAATTTAATATAAAATATGAGAAAATATAAAAATGCAAAATCAGTTATGTAAAGGTCGTAATCCTAAAACAATCTGTGGGGAATATGTTCGAGAAGGATTAACTACATGTGAAAATCACGATCATCAAGAGGATTATACAGAAAAAGATTTAGAAAATTTGACTAAATGTTCTAGATGTAGTAAAATGTTCAAAGAAAAAATTACAGGACATTGCCATTTATGTAAAGAAAAAAGTGCCGTATACCGAGCAAAAGAAAGAGGAAAAAAAGGTCCTATAAAAATGTGTAAAGGAATATGTATTGGTAATGAGAACTGTGATAATCCTTCAAGAAAAAATTTTAGTACATGTAAACCCCATAATTTTCAAGAAAATTATACAGATGAACAAATGAAGAATTTAATTGATTGTTCAAGATGTAGAAAAGCTATGACAATAGAATGTTTTAAACGAAATTATGGTACTGGATTATGTGATTCGTGTTTGGATATAGGTAAAAACGATCGAGAAAAAGCTCGAGAAAAGAAAAAGAAATTGCCTGATTGTTTGAAATGTTTGGAAAAAAATCATCATTATAAAAAGAATGATGATTATATAGATAATGAAGATTATATAGATAATGAAGATTATATAGATAATGAAGATGACAAAGATGATCATAATGAAGATGAAGATAATGACGAAAATATAAAAAAACCACAAATTAGAAAACAATTTAACGGAACAAAATATTGTGGAAAACATCGTATCGAAATTTGGGTTGATGAAGTTAAAACGAGAGGAAAAGTACCATGCATTAAATATACAAGAGGATGTAGAAATGAATTAGAAATAAATTCTAAATTTGTGAGATGTTTACAATGCAGACGAAAAATAGATGATATTTTAAGAGATTTTAAAAAAGGTGCATTAAAAATGGGACGACAAATAGAGTTATCAGATGAAGAAATACTTAAAATAAGGAATAAAAATTGTGCTTATTGTAACAAGAAAGTTGTAGTTGATTATGAACATGGTATAGATAGGATAGATAACGAAAAAGATTATTTAAAAAATAATGTAAATCCGTGTTGTGCTCAATGTAATATAATTAAGGGACAAAAAAAATTAGATGATTTCTTAAATTATTGTTTGAATATATTCAAAAATTATCCATCAAAAATATTTATCACAACTACTGAAAAAAAAACATATACTGATGTAAAATACAAAGCAAAATTGAGAAATATAAATTTTGAATTGTCAAAAGATGAATATGAAAATACGATAAAATATTGTTGCTATTATTGCAAAAATACAAATAATAATAAAAATGCATTAGATAGATTAGATAGTAATAAATCATACAATAAAGACAATGTTGTAAGTTGTTGTGGTGTGTGTAATTTAATGAAAAATGACTATTCATTGGATGATTTTATATCCAAAATTAAAATGATTGTTGACAATAACAAATTGAATCCTATAAAGAAAAATAATTTAATACAAATAGATGGTTAATATTATTTTATTTCATTTAATTCATTTAATTCACTTAGTTTATCCTTTACTTGTTTCAATTTATCTTGAATAGAAACATCTTTAGCTTTAGTTGTTGCCCATGGTTTTTCTAAAGAAGCATGTTTTTCTATTTTAAAAAATTCACGAAACCCATTCCCTGTTTTCTCTTTATAATATACAACGTATTTTGGTAAATCACTTTGTTTCATATCTTCGGGTAATGGTTTTGCATTACATTTACGTGCAGATTTATCTCTGTTAGAATTTTGGACAGATTGTGTAGTTATTCTTAAATTAACAGTTCTGTTGTCAAGTTTCTTTCTGTTAATGTGATCGATATTTTCTGTTTTATTACCATGTGCATAATAGTTCATAATTATTTGATGCATATAAATAATTGTGTTGTTTATATGTGCACCAATATATCCATTTTGCATAAGGTACCAAGTGTAATTATTATCATTGACAATATCTTTCAATGATTCTTGGGAAAAATAACAAAATGATTCTTTTTCACAAAACATTACATAAAAGGGATCCGTTTGTATTGTTTCGTCTTTAACAAGCCAATAAGGATTTTTATTTTTTCCCGCACTTTTACCCAGTAAAGACAAATGGCCCATAAATTCTTGTATTATGATTAAATTTTTTGGTAATTTAATGTTTATCAAGGGTTTAATATCCATATTACATTTTCTTAAATCTAAATTATTTCCATTTTTGAATTCCCAAGTATAATTTTCATACGGAATATTATAAATTTTTTCAAGCATATTTATTTTTTTTTGATTTGTATCAAGAAAATATAAATCGCCTCCAATTTCTTCTTTCCATTTAATTGTATTTGTACGCGCTCTGTCATCAAAAAATAAATTTTCCAACTTAGACGGATCAATTAAAATCTTTTTATCTCCAAATTCCACTGTAAAATAATTGTCTGTTTCATTGTAAGTAAATCTGTTCATATTTAATAATATTATTATATTATTGAATCTTTAAATAACTTAATCTAATTAAGTCAATTTTTTGTATTAATTTGTTTAATTACTGTAAGCCAAACCGCCCCGTTATGATTTTACCAGTTACTTATAATAGTGAACTAATAAAATAGGGTGTTAAAAATCTCTTATATTTCTACAAGAGCCGGACTATACCTTATGCTTATCATGGGATTATTGCTAATAATCCTAAAGCCCAAAACCATCTAGTCTCTGAGTCTTCCTCCAAAATATCTTGCGTAGCGATATTGAAGGCTTGATTGCTGATTTTCCAATCTTCAAGGTTTTTACTATTGTGTTCGGCAATTAACCGAGTTCCCTTTATATTATTATTACTAATAATAGGTAGTACTTGAAGTTCTAAGGAAGTTCCAGCAATTTGGAATTGTTGCCTATAGAATTTGATATAAATTCTAAAGACTAGCCAGTTATATATTGTTCTATGTAGTCATAAGAACAATGGTTGATTTACAATGTTTTCCCTATATAAGTTTATCAACCTACTTATAAGGCATCTGACTGTTAGGAACAAGCGGTTTTGACCAAAAATTCCTGACATTATTCTCAAAACGTTGTATGAGAATGCATAAACGAACAATTTAGCATCACTGATATCAATATGTAATTGATGAGCTTTGCCGAACAATGTTCTCAATGGATCGTGTAAAGTGAGTTGTAAGACAGTGTTATCGATACGAGACAAGTTGCAAGTACCAGATGGTTGATGTTGTTCAGGGTGTAAGGCGAAACTGTACACATTGACACCATCAGCTGGGGTGTGTGTATGGTATTGCCATGGTTGGACATAGTTGAAGTAGCTTCCTCTTCTTGGTGGGAATCTGTCGTTACCGTTCAATTGGATAACAGCTTCAGCAACTGGGTTACCTCTTCCATCGAGTCTAAGACCGTAGTTGTTGAATTGGACGAGGAAAACATCATTTGGATTACCAGTTTGGTTGGTGTTGAATCTAAGATCAATCAATCCGTTGGATTTAGTTGGGATGGAAACATCAGTAAGAGTCAAGGTTTGATCGAGAACAGTTGCAACGAATGTTCCAGTTGTGGCATCAACGTTGACTTGGACAGTGTTCAAGTAATCAGCATAGTTGAAACCGCTAGCACCAGTTGAAGTTGGGATACCAGTGTACAATGGGTATCTGCAAACAGTCAAGTGAGTTGCTCCAGTTCCGTTAACAAAGATGTTGAATCTAATTGAGTGGTTTGGTCTGGTGGCAATATCAGCTGTAACAACTGGACCATTCAATGGAATGTGTACATATACATCAGTCAATTGGGAACCGTGGTGGTGGCAACCTTGTTGACTTAATTCCATCATACCGTTGGCAATGTTGTTACCGGCTTCTCTAAGAGCCTCATGCCAGCTTTCGTTAGCATGGGTGTAGCACAAGAAACTGTGACCAACACCGAAACCTCCAGAAACTCTATCATCTCCAGCGAAGGTTGAGTTTTTAATAACCCAGATCAATTCTTTACATGGGTGGTTGAATCCCAATTTAGATTTGTATTGGATGTTGGAACTCTTGGCGTTACCAGTAATTGTTTCATCACCAGTGAATTGTACTTGTTCAATCAAATATTCGTGACCGACTTGAGCGAAACGTCTTCTTTCGACTGAATCTAAGTAAACGTAATCAATCAAAATAGAGGCTTCTCTCATTCCGAGACATCTCAAGTCTGGTACGTTACCAGCATCATCGGTTTGCCAAACAATAAGTCTGTGGGCATCTTCGAAATCGAAGTTAAGTCTAACTTCGTGATATTGTACGTGTATACCCTGTCTTTCGACATATTTTAAAGGGACTAGACTATATCTTAAGATCTTTAATTAAAAGACCCCAAAGCCATTTAGTCGTTGAGCATTTAACCATTAAATTATAATGGTATTTAGTTGCGGATTATCCATTTTATGAATTATTTTATTTAATAATTCTTCATCCTGGAAATTGTTACCATACCTCAGTTTTTCTCTGAGCCAAATTAAAGTTACCCTTAATTCTTGGTATTCCTTATTTAAAGTTTCTTGTGGAACGAATTTTGTTAAATTAATTAACAATTTTTCTATATATTTAATTTGAATATTATCAGATTTATCAATATTTTCCTTAGATTCTAAGGGTTGTAAATTTTTCCAATTAAAGCATAATTTTTTTTCTAAATCATTTTTGAAATTAAAACTATTAATAGGTATAATATGATCAATATGCCATGATTCTCCATAATTTTCCCATGACATTGTTTCATCAAATTGAAATTCTAACCATTTCTTCAAATAATCAATTGTACATCCAAGCATTTCATAATATCTAACTTTATTAGTATTAATTGCTCTGTGAAGTTTAGATCTATAAGTTTCAGATATTCTAAAAGATATATCAACTTTACGTCTTTCTTTGATTTTTTGTTTTCTAATGGGTAAATATTCTTTATTTTTCAATTTAATGTGATCAGCATTATTTTTCCTATATACTTTTTTCTGTATTTTAATAGTTTCGTCATTCATTTTTCTATATTCTTTATTTTTATCTAAAATATTATCTTTATTTTTATCATAATATTTCAAATTATATGCTTTTTTTTTCTCACTGTTTTCAATATTATATGTTTGTCTACATAGTTTACATTCATATCTATATCCATCAGGGGAATTTTTACTTTTATGAAAATCGAATAAATTCTTTTCAATTCCACATTTTTTACATGTTTTCATTTATGTAAATATATTAATTTCACTTTAAATAATTTTAAGGCTTTAGGAATTTCCCGCAATTTGACTTTGTTGCAGAATAAATAAATTCTACTAGCATCTGTGGTAATAATTATTAAATTATTTTCTCAACCACTAAATTATTTTCCCCGATCTTATTGAGATTTTCGAACAGGAATGATACTTTTCGGCCCAACAAATTTAGGCAATTAAAGGTAAAGCGAGACCACTGTTTCTGCAGAACCAGAATTGTAATGGAATGTACAAAGTGTAATGATCTTTAATGTTTCCTTGACCATCGGGTTCGTCGAGTCTTGTTAATTCATCGACATCACCAATCATGTGGTTGTAACCTCTATCTTGATCATTGTCGTGAGTTAATTCGTACCAGATATCTAACCAGGTACCGTATTGTTTGTCGATTTCAGAACCACCAATTTCGACATTGCAGAATCTGATCAAAGCATGACCTAATCTTCTGACCCAAGCGAATCTTGGGAGTTTGCAATCAGCAGCTAATTCACGTCTAGCGAGCCAATTGACAGTGTCTAATTGAACCATCAAGAATATTCTTGAAGCTAAATCACCATTTCTGATGACGGTAACTGTAGCTTTACGACCGAAGTTTGGATTTCCACCGAGTGGATGTTCAATGGTTTCGATTGAGAAGTTGGTGTATCTTCTGTATACGACTTTCCAGAAAGTTATTTGGGGATTACCAGTAAGGTAAACGTCTTGTGCACCGTATGCAACAAGCTGCATTAACGAATTACCACGAATTTGATTATAAATTCGCTCATTATTTCGTTATCAATTAATTAATATTATGGATTAATTAATAACTACGTAATGACGACATCTCTGCCGGGACTAGACTATATCTTAAGAGATTTTTATTTGTATATATAAAATAATAAAAAACTCCCACTTCCATTTAGTCGTTGAGCATATACCGTGAATCATAATATGATTTTTAGGTACTTAGTTGCGGATTGTCTAATTCTTTACATTTTTCCTCTACCTACAAGTTTCCCTGTAGCCACTATTATATTTATATAAATAGCTTAGGAGTAAAGACTCTAAAGATGTTCCCGCAATTTGAAAGTGTTGCCGACCATGATTTCGACTTGCCATAGCTTTTACTATGACATCGGCCTATTGTTGACCGCCTCCACACATAATTTAGTATTATATTTATATCATTATCTGAGAAAAAAAACATTGCATTTTAATAAATAAAAATAAGATTACTATATATTCAGAACAGATCATATTGTTTAACACACATTAAAAACACATATAATTTGTTCAGTAGATGACTTTTCAAATATTGACACAAAAAAAACACAAAAAAAACACAAAAAAATTATGTTTGATCATAATACAATTGAATTATTTCTATCATTTTATCTGAATTATTATTAATCCAATATTGTATTTGATTATTTAAATTTTTCAATCTATTATTCCAATCATCTTTATCATCTAATTGTAGTAATCCATTTTTATTTTGTTTCCAGCATGATTTAATTTTAATACAATTTTTATCTTTATAATCATCAGGATTAAATCTTATAAATATTATATTTCGATGTCCTAAATCTTTTGATATCTCCATTAATCGTTTGTTTTCACAACTACAATTATAATCAGTATGTTGGTTTTCATCTACTTCAACAATTATGATTTTTTCTCCTAAATCTAATAATAAATCTGGTCGTCTATTTGAACATCCATCAACGATTCTTTTATCCATTATCCAACCATATTCAGGAAATGATTCTAAAATATAATCCGAAACACTTTTCTCTTTTGTTTTATAATTTCTTGTAACTAGTTTATCGGGAAATAAATTTATATAACAAAATAAACAGTAACCATTATATTTTCCTTTAACAATAACATTACACCATTCTGATAAACACGTTTTATGTTTAACATCAACTAACCCATTTTCTTCATTTTTATGTTCACTACAATAAATTGCTTCTTTTCCGTGAATACCATAAGTTGGTATTGTATCACACCCGTCATATTTACATTTACTATGTTTTACATCAATCATTTTATCAAAATCAATATGATTTCTTGCACATTGAGCACAATAGATTGGACTATTTTTATCAGAATAATTGTAACTTGGTGATTTTTTGCATCCACTTATTATACATTTTTTACTGACAAGATCTGATAACCCATCAATATTATGTTCTTTACAAAATTGTGGAGATTTACCAATTTCGCCATAAATGGCAGATTTTTCACATTCTGGATCTTTACATTTTCCAACAATATTTATCATACCGAGTTTATATTTTATATGTTCAGAACAATACAAGGGTTTTGTCTCACCTAATTTATTAAACAACGGTCTAAATTTACATCCTGTTTCTATACAACGTGAACTTTTTACATCAATCATTTTATCATCTTTATGTTGTAAACATTTAATGGGTTTATTATCAATTATATACCCATAGTATGCTTGTATTTTACAACCTTCGGTATTACATTTTTTATTAATCAATTTAATCATTTTCTTTTCACTATGTTTTTCACAATATAATGGTTTTCCTCCAATTGGTCCGAAAATGCGAGACATTTTACAATTTTCACCTAAACATCTTTTATGTATGACATCAATATAACTTTCTGTATCAACTAATTCATCTTTATGTTCTTTACAATATACAGCATTTCCTCCTTCTTTTCCATAAACTGCACATTTAATACATCTCTTACCATCTTTTACTTTTTCACACTTTTTTCCCATCTAATAATTTAACATAAAACATAATACAATCACATATATCATTATGTGATTTGTTTAAATTAAAATCAATATTTTATTAAATTAATTAAATTACTGATTCAAAAAATATTTATGCATTTTGGTTCTGTAACTACTTATAACCTTTTTGTGCATTTCATCAATTTCTTCCATTTTTGATAATTCATTTTCCATTTGTTTCATTAAATATACTGATGCATTTACCATGACATCTGTTACTTTATCAACAATTTTATCTTCGATCTTGTCCTCAACCTTTTCAATAACTTTATCCTCAATTTGTGTTTTAATTTCATTGTAAGATAAAGTTATGTCATTTTCAACAGTTTTAACTACCTCTTTTACTTCATCCATTTTAAATTATTAATATTGTTTATTACTAATTATTTATGATATATTTTAAATATTAAAGTTTTATTCAAAATATTTTAAAAAATTATTCTAATTCCATCAATGTTTCAATTAATCTTGGTATATCATAATCTATCTCAGTCATATCAGTTAATTTCTTTCTCATAATTATTTTATTTCCATTTACTTTCACCTTCCATCCCATTAATATTGCGTTACATATTGCTGTGATTTGCAGGAACATTATCATTTGTTCTCTCATCATTCAATATATTATTCTGCTATCTTAATGCAATAATGCAAAATAAAACTATATTTTAAACAAATATATATTTATTATAAATATATTACATTTTTGTAAAACGCATTACGAAATCAAATATGTTGTCAATGTGTAGTCATTGTTACATATATCGATTAGTAGTAAATATATATTTAACACATTTATTCCCCTACCACTTTATTTGTTTATTATGAATATATATTTATTCTTCACTTAAAGATCAAACTACATAATAGGAATTATATAATAATGTCTGCATTTAAATACAAGCCCGACAAGATTAAACATCTGTCAAATATCGATACATTGGATACAATTCATCGTAAACACGTTACCAATTTTGATAGTAGAAGAAACAATTTGACTGATTTAAAAAATCGTTTATCACATTTAGAAGCATCTTTTTCATCAATTAATGTGAATCAATTTAGTGATCCAATGTTATATATGAAAAAGAAATCTTCATTGAAAGATGAAATTAATACAATTACTAGTGAAATATATGATATTGAAAATAATGTTAGCGAATTGGAGTATTATAGTAATATTTATGACATCGCATTGGATTACTATTATGATACTGATTTGAATAATTCAAACAATGCAGAACATGTTGATTATCAAAATACTCAGTGGACATTACCTCCAAACAATAATATCGACACATTAACTGGGCATTTTGAAGTCACACTTAATGACAAATATCTCAGTGATGGTAACAATCAGAACAAAAAAGATGGAGACTATGATACAGAACTCGATGATGGAAAAAAGAAATTACGTGAATTACAATTATTGAGTCAACAGAAAAGAAAACCCAAGAAGATAACACGTAGACGTATGAGAAAATCAGACATCAATGATACAACAAATATTTTAGACTTTTTCTCTGGCCCAGTAACTGTTAATACAGAAAATGTCAAAAATAATACAAAAACTGAGGAACAACTAAGCAATCCTAAGGCCGAGGAAACAAAAACAAAAAATAAAATAGAATATGTAGTTACAAATAAGGCAACATTATTTGATAATTATATGAAAATAATAAACAAAACATCAATCGAAAAAGATAAAAAAGATAGATTAAAATTATGTGGAACATGTGGTATCGAGAAAACAATATTGCAATCTGAAGGGATTTGTGTATGCGTCAAATGCGGCGAAGCTGAGCCGATCATCATTGAAAGTGAAATACCGAGCCATAAAGATACAGTCGTTGAAAAGGTACATTATCCATATAAAAGAATAAACCATTTAATGGAATTTTGCCGAGTCATAGCCTATATTATGGGTAAAACATTATTTTATTAAGTTATATCGTCATATTTTAATTAATATTAAAAGTTGAAAATATATTTAATAAAAATAAATTATCTATTAAACATTATCCTTATAAAAGTAATATAGTTAAAGAAATATTACACATATAATATTTATATATTAAAATGTCGCAAATTATTAATGAAATAGAACCTGGAGATAAATACAATATGGCTGAAATTTATAAAATAACATCAAAAACTTCCGGTAAATCATACATCGGTCAGGCAATGAAATATGTTTCAGGATGTACTAAATGGGGATCAATTAAAAGATGGAAATCGCATGTGTATGAAGCGTTGAATTCATCTAAAGATCATTGTACCTATCTAAATAATGCAATTAGAAAATATGGTGAAAATGATTTTGTGATAGAAATCGTCGCTGACAATGTACCAATCGAAAAAATAAATGAAAAAGAAATTGAGTGCATACAGAAATATAATACACTGATTCCAAATGGGTATAACTTGAAACCCGGTGGTTTCAACGGTAAATTATCTGATGAAGTACGTATTGAGAAAAGAAATACTAAGACGAAATTTATTGTTAGAAGAAAACATGATGAAGATAGTCAATTACCTTTGTTCATACGAGTTAGAAGAAGGGATGGAAATATAATAGGATATCGAGTAGATTTTCCTGTTCCTAATAGCACAACTTACGAACACAAAGATTTTACTTGTTGTAAACCAACACCTGAAAAACTTGAGGATTTATTTAGTAAATCTAAATCTTATATTGATGAACTTAAAAAGAAACATAATTTTGATGAAACCAAAATTAACATCAAAAAAATAACTACAGAAACTGTTATAAAATCTAATGATATTTGTGAAATTGATGATGTCGATGTCAATGTAGATATTAATGATAAAAACACAATTATAACAGAAATTAGTAAACAATATAAGAAAAAGGATTATAAACCTCATGTTGTTGACAGGAAAATAGATGGTATATTAGGCGGCTATGTTGTAAAATACAGAAACGATGATAATAAAATAATTGACAAAGTATTTATTTCAAATGTTTTGGATGAAGCCAAACGAAAAGCTGATCTATTCTTGAAAGAGAAATTGGATGTTTATAATGAATATAAACAAAACAATGAAACTAAAGAAGAAGAAAATGCTTGTATCAATCCAGAAAAAATACTTGAAAAAATTATCAAAATCAAAACTGATAAACAATTAGAAAAATTACCGAAGTATGTATATCCTATATATTCTAAAGCTAAATTAATAGGCTATTATGTTGAAGGATTTCCAGATCATGAAGGAAAACCATATGAAAAAAAGGAATTCAAAGAATATAGTACTACCGTTAAAGCTCTTTTTGCAGTTAAAAATTATTTAAAAGAATTAGACATAAAAAATAAAGATGCAGTATTTGTCGAAGTAATTCCAGATGATCTTATAAAAGCTGGGTATTGTGGTGACAACACCAAAAGGAAAGATGATGCGACAAAAAAATTACCTAGAAATGTCACTTATGTTAATGTTAACGGAAAAAATATAGGATATCAAATAAATAATTTTCAGCTTCAAGGTAAACAGATAAAGAAAAAAATTTGCGACACCCATTTTACAATGGAAAAAAAATATAATGATACTCTTGATTTCTTAAGAAATCTAATTGAGCAAAAAAACCAATATATAAATAATAATAAGGATGATAATATACAAATAGACAATGATTTGTAGTTCCAAACAGCAGGCGTGAAAAGCGTGTAACCTGCTAGTCACTATTAATGAAACAAATAATTTATTTAATGCAATAAGTAATTAATAGATGGCAACACATTCAAATTGCGGGAAGTTCCTTAGAGTTTTAAGTACTACCTAGTATTAGTAATAATATTATGGAACCTCGGTTAATAGCCGAAGGCGACGATACTGCCGAATAATAGTAAAAATCTTAAAAATTGGATAATCCGCAACCAAGATTCTTAATTAAGAATAAGGCTCAGAGACTAGATGTTTGTGCGTCACATATTTATATACGATAATTTATGTGGTGTAAGGTATAGTCCAAACCCTTAGAGAGATCTAAGCTCAATACGTGGAGATATTGCTAATCAAAAGTATTGAGGACACGTTATGATTCAAACATTTTATAATAAATGTATCGTGTCGGGGTTCATTGGGTTGAACCAGTTAAACTTTGTGACTGGAATAGCAAGCATTAAAAGTGTATTCTTGCTAGTCATTTACGATGAAAAAACTTATTAGTAATCGTAAATCGGCAACATTTTCAAATTGCGGGAAACTCCTTAAGTTTTTATATACCACTTTGTTAAAGTAATTTGATGAAGGAACTCGGTTAACTGCCGACCCCAATGGTAATAAGTATAAAAAATTGGATAATCCGCAACCAAACTCCCTAGTTTAAAATTAGGTTGAAGGCTCAGAGACTAAATGGAAATGGATCGATTTTAATAAATCGGTTTAAGATATAGTCCGTCTCCATGGAAACATGGCTTGTATAATAAGATAGTAAGTGATCGAAGATACAAGGATTAATTACCTATTAATAACCAGGTAATTAATTAGATTAAACGTCAAGCAAAAGAATCAACAGAAATTCCCGACGAAGTGTATACTAGTATACGAGCGGAATTAAAGAAAGCTAAAATCTCAAAGATTAATGAGATTACAATACAACGTGTTAAAAATATATTAAAGAAGCTAAAATATAGCGAATATTATGAACATACAGTTTACATAGTCAGTAGATTAACAGGTAGAGCGCCACCATCCCTGAGTAGAGAAACTGAAGAAAAAATTAAATATATGTTTAAACAAATTCAAGAACCATTTATACGACATTGTCCTACATCGAGAATAAACTTTTTGAGTTATTCATATGTTTTACATAAAATATTTATGATTCTTAAATTGAAGGAATATAGTCACTATTTCGAATTACTTAAAAGTAGAGAAAAATTACGTACACAAGAAGCCATTTGGGAGAAAATATGTAATGATCTTAATTGGCCTTTTGATTCAAGTATGGATATTTAAATTTTTACCAAAAAAAATTATATTTAAACAATTAGTTATATTATACAAGTATGATATAATTAGATATATAAAAATGTATATAACAAGCCTAGATATTAATGATTTTGAAATAACTATCAATCCAAACGATATGGAGATAATCAAAGAAATTTCACCAACTATTAGTACATATAATGTAGAAAAAATAATTGATCCTAATAGTTTGAATTTAAATTTAAAGGTGCCGGGTGATGATGAGACTATTAAAAAAATACAGGCAATATTACTATTATTATTGGCCGGTTATTATTACGGAAAAACAAATCAAAATATACTGAATCTTGTCCTTCCAGATAAAAATTATGAATAAATTATTTAGATTTCGATATATTTTATTATATTTTAAATGATCTTTTAAAATATATTCTTAGATATATTATATTTGAAGTCATGTATACAATATATTTAAGAAGATTCCTCAGATACATTTTTATGTTCCTGTTAGTTTTTATCAGTTCTGTATTAGTTTGTGGAGCAAAGTTAACTACAATGGATATTATTATGTTATCAATGTTAATAACAATATGTTTCTTATTCCTCGATTTATATTATCCGATTGTTCTTTATTAAATTACCATAAATTTATGTATGTTTGTATATGTTTGTATATATTCGTAAAAAGTGTGTTAAATCATTTAAAAAGAAAATACAAATATAATATATATAATGACTGCTAATAATTCAGAACAAAACCAAAATCATAGTTTGGAGTTTAAACAGGAATCTAAACAGGAATCTAAACAGGAAACTAAACAGGAAACTAAACAGGAAACTAAACGAGAAACAGCACAAGAAACTGGCAAACAAATTGACCAGCTCTATGAGGATCCAGTTATTCCTAACCAATTATGGTGTTGTATATCATTTATAAGTCCTGAAACTGTAAAAAATTGTAATTTCCGTGGAGTTAAAATCCGTGGTGTGTATGCTACAAAGGAAGAAGCCAGTGCAAGAGCTAAATTCTTACAATCGGTTGATCCAGACTTTCATATCTTCGTTGGAGAAACAGGAAAGTGGCTTGGGTGGGACCCAAATCCTGATACCATTGATGATCAACAATATGCTGATAAGAGATTGCAAAAACTTGTTTCTGAATATAAGAAGAATAGAGTTAAGGCGCACAAACTCGAAGAAGAACGTAAACGTGAAATATTAGAAGAAAACGTTAGAAAGGAAGCTGTAAGATCCGATAAACAAAAGGATAGAATGAGAAAGAAATTGGAAAATAGAACTAATGAGAAGATAGATCAGAAGATGAAAGAATTAGAGGATTCCAGATTTAAGAGTGGTCCAATTACAGAAGAGTTAAAGGAAAAAGAGCAATTGGTTAAGAGTGAAAAACAACGTATAACGAAGACGGAAGAAGATATTCAGAAATCAGTTGACAATTTGGCTACAGTTGATGATAAGATCAACCATTTGCAACAAATGTATAAGGACATGTTAAATAAGAAGGGGAAGACAGCTAGCGCATCTAATTAAATTATTTTTAATTTATATTTTCATTTAAATTAATATTTATTATTATTCAATTATAAAAAATTGAACAATAAAATGGCGATATTTATTTAATTGGTTATCATTTATTATTGGTAAATGAATAAAGAAGAAAAAAGAAAAAAATTTAAATCAGCACAAGATGAATTTATAACAAAATCAAAAGAGATGCATGGCAATAAATATGATTATTCAGAATCAATATATGAAGGAAGCCTTAAAAATATAACGATTAAATGTCCGATTCATGGACTTTTTACACAATTAGCAAAAAATCATTTGAAAGGAAGTGGATGTTTAGAATGTGGGCGAGATAATTCAAAAAAGAAACAGACTTTGACGACAGAGGAATTTATAAAACGGGCCAAAAAGATTCATGAAGATAATTTTGACTATTCGGAAACGATGTACATTGATGCTCATACAAACATAAAAATTAAATGCAAACAACACAATAAAATATTTGAACAACAACCTTGTAGTCATTTGAACGGTGCGGGGTGCGAAGATTGTAAGGCAGATAAAATAGGAGCTACACATAGACAAGATTTGGAATGGTTTATTGAAAAAGCAAACGAGGTTCATAATAATAAATATGATTACTCGCAAGTCATATATAAAAATAGTCGCGAGAAAGTATTAATTAAATGTAAAGAACATGGTGAATTTTATCAAATAGCGGGTGCACATATATTCGGTAGAGGATGCTATGATTGTGGTCAAATTAAAAGTGCTGACAAATGTCGTAATAGTTTAGACGAATTCATTGAAAAATCTGTTAAATTTCATGGTGAGAAATATGATTATTCTAAAGTAAACTACATCAATAATAAAACAAAAATAATTATTATATGTAAAAACCATGGAGAATTTTCACAAGAGCCAAGCTCACATATGAGAGGTTGGGGTTGTATTAAATGTTTATATTGTCCAAATTGCCTGCTATTTCGAACGAATGGACAAATTTGTTTTTGTTGTAAAGGTATTGATAATAAAATTAAATATATTAAAGAGAAAGAATTAGCAGTTATTAAATTTTTAAGAGAAAATTTGTCAGAATATGAGTTTACACATAATAAATCTGTGGGAACGGAATGCACCGGAGGACGGTTATATCCAGATGTTAGATTTGATTTTAACTATTATAATTTAATAGTTGAAATAGATGAATTTGAACATAGAGGTACTGGATATGAGTGTGACAAAGCAAGAATGTATGATATTATCGCCAAATTAGGTATGCCTTGTATCTTCATAAGATATAATCCGGATAATAAAGATAGTTCCTTGGAAATTTTATCGGAAACAATAAAACAATTCGCAGAATTAGACATTAATGATGTAAAAAATCTATTTGATAATTATGGATTTAAGGTTATTTATTTATTTTATTCTAAAAAATAACATGATTTATGACGCATTTACATCTGGCTAACAAAGAACTTATTTACAACTTCGGCCTTACGAAAATCATAATCGTATATACCCCGAATCCACGCAGTTGGTTGAGTGAACATACTTTGGAAGATCTGGGAGGGGTAGACTGGCTCATTCTGTTCTTCGTTGAAGGTCCTCGGAATATACCTGAACACCACCTTCTGTTTCGGACATTCTCTATCTACACGGGTTACTTCAATTACTATTAATATAATACCACATATTAGGAAAAGTAGTAGTACAGCTTTACTTATCATTTATATTAATTGATATATTTTTAGCAAATATATTAATTTATTTCAATAACTTTTCTAATAAAAAGAATCACAAATCCACATTCAAATTAGTGATTATTTTTATATGTTTTACGCTTATCTATTGGTTTACCGTCATCATTCAGTTCTACCTTTGTCACCTTTAATTCTCCTTTATCTCTCCTCTTACGTAAACAGTATTCGTTGATATCGAGACCTTTTCTTTTTGATCTCCAATTTTCATCATAATTGTCTTCATGATATTTTCTAAATTGTGCGCATCCGATACTCAAATTAGATTGTTCTAATGGTGCTTTATACCAATAAATTTTCTCTAGGAACGAAGCCCTAGCACCTCTATTTGATATAACCATACAACCAAAATCGGCCGTTAATTGCACGAATGTTTGTCTAAATGAATTAAAATCAGGAAACATACCGGCATAATGATCGTAAATTCTTTTTAAATTAGATACGAAATCTTCTGCCAATAAAAAAATGTAATCAAAATTTCCTCGTAATTCGGGTGTAATACCTAACGGATATTGCATAGTAAGAATATACATAATTTCATAATGACGACCATTATATAATAATTCTGTAATGGGTGGATCTCTCATCCATGTACCTTTTTTACTGAGACAATCGTCCATAACAATAAATGCTCTTGAATCTAATGATTTTCCTCTTTCTTCTTTTCTCTTTTTTTTGTCTATAATTTTTTCTTGTCTAGCTAATAACCTTTCAATGATTTCACTTTTGTATGTATAATGTATATATGATTCTGGAAAAAAATTTCCATAAAAACAATTCATCCTGTCAGTTGGTGCAATAATCATCCCAACTGGGATATCCCTAAAATGTTTTAGTATTGCTCGACAAACAACACTTTTACCTGATCCCCTTTTGGCAACCATGACAATCGATGGGTTCACAACCATAGATTCTAATTTAAATTCACTGATGGGTAAAGAGCCCTCACCACCAATCTCAACATCCTTTACGGTCATTATAGATAACTATATACTATCATCACATTTTATTTATTTTGTTGATAACAAAATAAATAGTATCAATAAATTATTAAATTATTAAATTATTAAATTATTAAATTATTTAAATTAATCATACGTTTCAATAAATACATCGGGTACATCGAGAGGTTTATTTGGAATATTCATTCCTTTTGATATTAAATGAAACGACGTCGCTGATTCCGATGAAACAGATTTTTCATCTACTGCAAATTTATATTTAGGTGTCGTGGTAGATTTTATAACAGAATCATCGGCATCACTTTGATCTAATTGAACGTCGGGACTTATGTAAAAATATGCATACGCAATTATACATACTATTATTGCTACAATCAATGGTAAAAACAAACTTATACTCTTTTTATTATTTTCATCTCTCTTCTTTTGCGATTTTATATTTTTATTCATAGAATTAGATTGCCATAATAAATATAAATATGTCAAACATCCGGCAATAACACCCAATAGGATAGGATTTTTAAATATTTCTAAATACATTTAGATTATATTATTACTACAAGAAAATATATATGTTCAATTAACACAATTATTATTTTATTCAATCAAAATAAAATAATGATGATTGTTATAAGTTTACGTAATAACTACAATTATTATTTTATTCAATCAAAATAAAATAATGATGATTGTTATAAGTTTACGT